ATGGATAAGATCCTTGCCATCAGCGCAGACCTGACCTATCCGCTCAACATGGGCACAGCCAGAAAATTCATACGGACAAAGCACTCGGGCGTCTACTATCGCGAAAGCGCCACGAAGAAGCACGGAGGCAAGCCAGACCGTTGCTTTGTGGTTTGGTATACCGATGCCGACAAGAAGGGCCATTGGCATACGGTCGGCTGGGCCAGCGAAGGCATCAACGAGAAGTATGCCATCGCCAAGCGGCAGGAGCTTCTGGGCCAGGTGGCCAGGGGCAAGTCGCCCGCTCTCCAGCGCAGCTACACCGTTGGCGATGCTGTTGCCCTCTACACGGAATGGGCCAAGGGCGAAGGGAAGAGCATCGAGCGCGAAACCGTGCGTTACGATGGCAACATGCACGCCGACCTTGACTCCGTCCCCATCTCCGCTGTGACCCCGCACATGCTGACGCAGCTGAAGAACAAGCTGCTTGAGCGCCTGTCTCCCGGCAGCGTGATGCACTGCTTCTCGTTCATCCGCCGGGCGATCTACCACGCCATCAGCGAGGGCAAGTACACAGGGACAAACCCCGCGGCCACCAGACGCACCAGCAAATTCAAGATGCCCCGCGTGCAAAACTCCGGCGTGCGCTATTTGACGCCCGAAGAAGCGCGGCTGCTGTTGGATGAACTCAAGAAAAGCGTGTCTCCCCAGCTGCACGATATGAGCATGCTCTCCCTGAAGACCGGCATGCGTGTGGCGGAGATTTTCACCGTGCGCGGGCAGGATGTGGACAAGGCCAATGGTCTGATCCACTTCGTGGCCAAGGGAGGAAAGCGCGAGTTCGTCCATGCGCCGGCAGACGTGATCGACATGCTGCTGGCCTATCGACGCCGGCCAGGCGCGCTCATCTTTCAGTCCAGAACAGGCGGAGCGATCAGCTATGGCGTGTCCAAGGCCTTCGTGCGCGCCGTTGACCGGCTGCGGCTCAACGAAGGCATCACGGACAAACGCCATCGGGTGTGGTTCCACACCTGGCGCCACACATTCGCCAGCTGGATGGCGCAAAGCGGACAAGTCACGCTGCTGGAGCTCAAGGAGCTTATGCGGCATGAAACTCTGGCTATGACGGATCGGTACGCTCATTTGATTCCTGGGCATCAGCGCAAGCTGCTGCCGATTATCGAGAAGACCTTGCAAGGCGATCAGACTCCCGAGTCCTGACACGCTGCCCAGAAAAAAATGCTTCCAAATCCTCGACCCGATAGAGCACGTTCCGCCCCGGCTTTGTATAGACCGGCCCCATGGAACGGCCGCGCCAATCTTGCAGAGTGCTTACTTTGACGTTGTACCGCTCCGCCACTTCGCGCGTGGTCAGCGTCTTTTTTTGCACGCCATCATGCTGCGTCTGCACAGGCTGCAAGCGTCCGTCCTTGATGGCCGCGTCAATCGTTTTGGTCACGATGCTGTTGATGAAGGCCGCGAGGGCATCAACAGAACCTGGATCGAGATTAATCATACTTCCCCCCGCATCCGGTAAAGGCAGCACACGTATTGCTCGCCCTTCCAAATCTCCTCACTCGAAAGCACCCCCGCCTGTACCTGGAGATCCAAGGCCTTGCGGACGCTCTGGACGCTCACGCCGGCCATCCGTGCCACGTACTCCGCCCTGCACCCTTTGGGTGAGGCCTGACGCACGGCGGCAACGATATCGCTGATCGTGACGTCCTTGGTCATTGCCCTACTCCATCACCTTGGCGTTGGCCGCGATGAGCATGCAGCGCTCGCATTTATGGCCGAGCCAAGTGCCGCAAGAGCAGGGCCGAAGCAACACGTAGGCGTTATTGTCCGCCAGAGCGCTGCGCAGGTCGCGGGCGTATTGCAGGACCGTCTCCAGGTCCTCGCGGTCCTGGCCGGTCAGGGACGCCTTGAGCCGGTTTGCGGCGGCGGTGACGTTGGCGGTGGTGGTCCTAGACATGAGAGCCTCCGATGCCGGGCAGAAACGGCCAGCTATGGGTGATGTCGGACACGTTGACGACAACCTCGCGGGCGCTGGGCTTGCCGTTTTTGCCGATTACGCGGCCGATGAGCACCTTGCTTCCGGCCACGTCGACGTGGATCTCGCCGCTGCGGTGCCGGCGCGAAAAAATGCGGTCACCGGTGTTGATGGTGGTCATGCTCCAGATCCCTCCGCCGCCATGAGCCCGGCCACCACCGGCTGCACCCAGATCGGCGTGTTGCCCATGGCAAAGGTCTCGCCGCTCCAGGTGAGCAACAGGACCTGCCCCATGACACCGGCGATGGCCCGGGCGGCCGGGGGCGGCACGGCGTTGCCGATGCGCTCACGCCAGTGCATGTCCGACAGGCCGTCCAACTCAAGCTGCTCATCCACGTCCACCAACCCCTGCAATGCGGCCAGCTCCAGCGTGGTGAAGGGCCGGTGCCACGTGCCGTCCAATGCCTGGATCACGGCCACGAGGTTCTGCCGCGGCTCGGGCATGCGAGGATCTGCGACAGACCAGCGGCCATTGTCCGCGCCGGCCGATGCCGAGACGGCCCCGGCGGTGGCATCCCAAGGTAGGACGCCGAAGTGGCCCCCGCCGTTGTAATTCTCGCGGTCCTTGCCGCCCCACATGCGCGGATCGGCCACGACATAGGCCCCCTGGCCAGTGGTGCTGCCAGAGATCACCGTGCCGGCCGGTTCGTCGAAGTCCGTCACCCCGTACTTGCCGAAGCTGTTGCTGGGCATCCTGGGATCGGCCACGGACATCTTGCCGTTGGCGGCGTGGCTGGCCCCGGTGACGCATCCTGCGGCCTGACCCCAAGGCACAACGCGGTACAGGTTGTAGTGCCTGTTGGCACTCTCCGGCATCCTGGGGTCAGCCACCGCATAACTCCCGCCCCCGGGCGCGCTCTGTCCGCTCACAGCCCCCATGCTCTTGTTCCAGGCGCGCACGCCGTACTGGCCGTATTCGTGGCCCTGGAAGCGAGGATCGGCAACCGAGAACTGCCCATTTGTTGGGCCTGTTCTGCCCCGTACGGCCCCGGCGTTGTCAGCCCAGGGGATGAGTCCGAGGAAACCATTCTGGCAGTGGCCACGCTCGATGCGCGGGTCGGCCACGCTGAAGCGGCCGCACGTGGGACCGGCGTTCCCGGTGACGACTCCAGCCGGGTCGGTCCAGGGCAGCACACCCAAGGCACCGTCCTGCCAAGCGGCGGCGGGCACGATACCGTAGTCGGCGAGCTGGCCGTCCTCGACCCGCAGGCGGTTGAGCGAGCGCCAGTCGGACCCCGCCTCGACAAAGGCCAGGCGCAGCCACGTGCGCCACTGCAAGGCGGGCATACGGTGCATGGGGCCTGCGGCCAGGTCGCCCGGCATGGGCATGGGGCCCAGCACGTCGCCCACGGCGCGCAGAGTGCGCTTGCGGGGCTCGTAGAGGTAGGGTGGCACCTTGGCGGTGTGTCGGGCCACCAGCAGGAAGCGCTTGCGGCTCTGGGCCAGCCCGCCCAGCTCGCCGCAGTCGTGGGTGGTTTCGGCCACGGCGTAGCCGTAGGAGCGCAGGAGCCCGGTGATCTGGTCAAGCAGATGGCGCCCGCGCGTGGCGATGCGCGGCACGTTCTCAAACACGATCAGCTCCGGCGGGCCGTCGTCGTGGTCGGCCCAGGCCTCAAGCATGAGCCACACGCCGCGCAGCGTGAGCCGGTTGAGCGCCTGGTACTTGCCGGTCTTGCTCCGCGTCTCGGACAGCAGGCCCGAGAAGCCCTTGCAGGGCGCGGAGAGGAAGACGATGTGCGGGCGCTCTCCGCCCGCCGCGCGCCGGATCGCATCCGGCCCGGCCTCGCGCCAGTCCGCCGGGGGCTCGTGGCCGTGGAAGGCCAGGTACTGCTCGCGGTCGAACATATCCAGGCACGTGCCCGGCACCCCGGCCATGCGGCCGAAGTCGGCGATTGCTGCCCGGTCCACGTCGACGCCGCCAAGGCACCGGAAGCGGGCCACGAGGTTGCCCACGCGTGCCTCCCCTTGGTTGAATCCGCGCGCGCCGCCGCCCAGACCGCAGAACAGGTGGAAGTGTTTGATCTCTGCGATGGCGGTCATGCGGAGGCCTCCGTGGCGGCAAGGGCGGCTTGCAAATCGTCCGGTGCGAGGTGCGACACGTAGGGGCGGCAACGCTTCAGCATATCTCCCAGCGCCTCCACCTTCACGCGCTTGGCGTCTCTCTCCCCCTCGACCTTGCGCAGCTTCTTGCGCGTCTCGCACAGGTGCAGGCCCAGGCGCTGGAGCTTGCGGCCCAGGCGGGCGGATTTGGCCTCGGCGGATTCGGCGCGGGTCCGATTCGCCCCGATGGAACGCAGGTGTGAGTCTGCTATATTCCATGTCGTGGACATCCGCGCCGCGCTTGTCCCGGCAACAATCTCTTGGTGCTTCTTTATGGCCTCAAGTGCCTTGTTCGCGGCGTCACGCTCGGCTATCGCCTCTTCCCCTTTGGCAATCCAGCGTCGTTCGTTCTGTTTCGATGCGGCTATTTCCGCCTCAAGCTGCGCCACGCGGCAATGCGGGCAGTCGCTACGCAGGGCGTTGTGCTGTGTGCCTTCGGGCCGATATTCGTAACCGTGCGGGCAGTTCATCTACTTCCCCTCCCACGCCCGCGGTGGCGTCCAAAAATCAGTCATGGCATCATGGTTTCCATGCACACAACAACGGCAGTCTACCGTATGATTACTGCAACATGAGCACCTTCCGCGCGCCCACTCCATGATGCGCTGGAGTTCGGCCTCGGCGTTTTTCCGGGCCGCCCTGATTTGCTCTGCCTCATGCCCAAGGTCGCCGTCGCACATGACATTCAGCCCACGCGCCGCGTCCCCGGCCAATTGCCACCCAGCCTTGCGCTCTTCCTCCGCGTCATCCAGCAGGTCGCGTAGCGTTTCGTTGGTGCGTTCAGCCTCATCCCGCTCCGCCTCAAGCTCCGCCACGCGCCGGGCCTGGGCGGAGTAAACTTCCTCAAGCGCATCCGCAATGCGGAGAATCCCGCACACGCAGATATTCGCGTCGTGGTCACATGGCCCGGCCTCGGCAGCATATTGGTGCAGCAGTTCCACGGCCTGTCCGGCTGTTTCCGGAAGCGGCGCGGTGTCTGCGCAAAGCAGGCGCAGCAGCATGGCGCGGTCGGCTTCGGTAAGCGGATGGCCGTTGATGAGGATGGCCGTCCGGTCCGGGCCGCTGGCGAGGTCGTAACCGATGATTGTTGACGCATCGAATTTCGGCAGCGGCGCGGGGGCGGGCTCGAAGTTTGGTAGGCTACCGGGCATTGGGCACCTCCTCCCAGGTCCGGCCATCGAGCACGCGGCCAGCCTTGGCCTTGCCGACGCGCCGCGTCGGGTACATGGGATAGCTCTTGCCGTCTTCGCGCCCGTCCGTTGGGATATGTCCATCAGGACAAATCAGCTTGTCACCCTTGGACATGTGCGTGTGGGCCTTGGCGCAGTAGTGCGAGTAGTTCTCAAAACTCCACCAGACGGGGCCATGGCCGTTGACGTGTGTCGGACCCCACTCCCCCCACTGCTTGAAGAAGAACGGCACGCCCGCGGCCTCGCAGTCGTCACGCAGCTTGCACGGCCAGTCCGGGTGCATGGGCCGCGCGCCGGGGCCGGTCTCGCCGCCGCAGATTACCCAATCGAGAGAAGGCCAGCCTTGCGGATCACTCGGCGGACCGTCGGCCTGGATCTTTTCGCGGGCCGATTGCGGCTGCAGAGGATAGAGCCAATCCCCGCCCAAATACCTGTAGGCTTTCGCAAGGCTCACCGGCCCGAGCATGGGCTCCACGCTCACGAAACGCTTGGCCGCGGGCGTCGAAAGCAGGATCGGCACGGCGCGGTCGGCGCTGGCCTGATCCCAGATGGTTGTGCCGAGCCAGACGTTGGGGAGGGGGAAGCAAGGCTTCCGCTTCCCCGTGAGCGGGTGCGGCCACACAGGCCCGTACCGCCCCGAGAGGTCCTGGATATACGCGGCCATGCGCTCCGGGCGCTTGGTCAACAGCATGAAGGTGTGCTGCTGGCAGGCGGCCATTGTGCCGAAGATGAAGTCAAGCCACTCGAACGCGAAGTTCTCGTGGAACAGGTCGCCCATGTTGCCCACGAAGATGCGCTGCGGCTTGCGCCAGTGCAGGGGCTCATTGATGCGCGCCGTCACAAAGCACGGCATGTCGAACGGACGTCTGTAGCAGTCCGGCATTTTCTTTCCCGCCAGCAAGGCCTGGTGCCGCTGGGTGTGCAGACGCTCGGCATAGCAGTTGTCGCACGCCGGGGAGCATTTGGTGCAGCCGATGACGGGGTTCCAGCTCTTGGTCCACCAGATCATGACGCCACCGCCTCAAGCACCTTGCCCTGGATCTCGCCCATGGCGTCCAGGTTGCGCTCGCTCAGGTGCGGGTCACGGTTCTCGACGAAGGCGGCCAGATACTCGCTCACGTGGTCCGTGGTGACGCCTTCCGGCAAGCCGGAGACGTGCAGAGTGATCGTCAAGACCGCTTCGCTTGTGGGCGCGATAGTGATTTCGTTGGTGCGGTCGGACATGGTCTATTCCTCCCGAAAGTGCATGCAACGGTCGGAGTGTCGGCAGCGACCGCCTTCTTCATTCAAAATGTCGGAATCCTTCGAAGCCGAGCCGTCACGGACCGCCAGCGTGGGGGTGAGCAGCACGCGGCAGTTGCCTTCATGAATATCATCATGCGTGACAGGTTCTTCTTCCTCGCAGGCCAGGCCGAAGCGCACTTCGAGATAGGGCGGCATGCGCTGCAGCTCGGCAATCAGTTCGGCGACCTTCATTCCGCGCATGGCCCTACGCCTCCCCGCCCGACTGCGCGGGCGCGTTGGTGATTGTGGCCACGAGCAGGCCGGAGGGGTCCAGGGCCAGCGGGTACGTGCCGGGCTCCAGGTCCAGGCCGAAGGCACGGAAGAACCCGCCGCCCGAAATGCGCAGGCGCTGCGAGCGGGTTGTCGACTGAAGCTTGAGGACGCCGGGGCCTTGCTGCTCTTCCAGAGCCAGGCCAATCCGCTTGCTTGCGCCTGACCAGTGCGGCCGCACCAGGCGCTTTCCAGCCAAGCCAAAGGATTCGACGGCGCTGGAGGATAGTTCGATGTCGCCGCCCTTCTTGATGCTGAGCGCGGGCGGGTTGATGATACTGGGCCGCGCGCCCGTGTAGGGCACGAAGTCAGGGGGAATGGCGGCAGGCTGCCGGAGCTCCGCAAGCTCTTCGGCGTCCATGAGCTGCTCGGCAGGGTCGGCGCCCATCAGCGTGGGCACGGTGTCGGCAGCTTCCAACTCGGCCGCATCCATTAAGTGCTGTGAGAGCGGCGGCAAACCTTCGCTGACGACCTCGCCCGGAACATATGGCGGAACGGCAACAGTGCCGCCGGTGGGTTCCGGAGCTGCGGGCAGGTGCTCGGTGTGCAGCTCAAGCTTGCCTGCGGGCTTTGCTTCGACCGGGGCCTGCGGGCGCTGCGCCTTCGGGTTGGCGGCGAGCAAGAGCTCCTCGGGCATATATCCGGTGATTTCCAGCAGGCGATCCCAGGGCCGGCCCTGCGGCATAATGCCCTTGGTCAATTTAACAAACATTTGGCTGACCCTGGATTGACGGGCCCCGATCTTTTTGCCCAGTTTTTCCTGGGTGTCGCATCCGGTGCGCCCCACCACCAGTTCCCACGCCGTGGGGGGCTTTGTAACCGGCGCCAAGCACGCGGCCACGGCAGAATCCACGGCCGAAGCGGCGCCGCGCCAGTTTGCAGCGCTCTTGGCCATAGCCACACCGCGCGGGCAATCCGTGCGGCACTTGGCCAGCGAGTCAGCATCAAGGTTTATCACCATTTCGGCGCAGGCGCTGTCGGTGATCTCGCCGTTCTTCAGGAGGCAATGCCCTTTCTTTTGGGTGTCGGAGCTAAGCATTGGCCACCTCCTGCGCGTTTTCCCAATCCAGCACCCAACCCTTGGGCAGCGTGGGGTATTCCTGCCCCGGCGCGCGCGGGGGCAGCGTCTTAGGGTCCATAGGCGTCCACTTGCCCATGTGCCGGCGGGTGACCTCGGAAAGATCAGTGCTGGCCAGGATGATGCTGGCCTTGTCCTGAGTGGACATGCCGGGGTGCAGCAGCAGCTCGCGCAGCTGGGCCTCAACGGACCGGACGGCTTCAAGCGGGGGAAGATCGCGGATAGGCATGGGAACCTCCTCTACAGATCGTTGCCGCGACACGTGGGGCCCGCAATGGGCCGCAAGCCGCGGATGGTATGCACGGTGTCGGTGCAGAGCCTGAGCAGCCGCTTAACCAGGCGCGCGGCCTCTGCCCGCTCGATGCCGTTCTTGGCCACGGCGCGCTGCGCCTCGTTGGCAACGGATCCGAGGTCATCCATCATCTGGGCCATGTCGGTGAGCAGCCCCGGGCAATCGATGGCTGGGAATTCGTGCTGCACGCCCCCGGCGTGGGCCTGGGCATGCAGCCAGTCGATGAGGACGTTGTTTCCGACCACGACGCAGAAGCGTGGGATGGAGGGCAACGTGGGCCAATAGTCGCCAGTGCCGAAAATGCGGGATGTATTGCCGGGATTCCAGTTCATCGTCGCGCCGATTTCGTCCTCGGACTTACCGGAGAGACGGCAGGACAGGTGCAGGGCATCCAGGAGGCTCATGTTGACGTAGTCGCGGTCTTGCATGGTCAAACTCCTTGTCATTCCTTACCTTGCGAGGATGTGACGAAATCCTGTAGGGCTTGATTGCCGGGGTCAGCCTGCTTGGGCCTGCGGCGCGGCCTGCCCTTCCAGCGCGGCAAGGCGCTGGCGCAGTTCCAGATTTTCGCGCAGCAGTTCAGACTTTTTGCGGGTCTGCGGCGGAAGAAGGTCAACAGGGATGCCGAGATCAATGCAGAGGTTGCGCAGGTCAGCGCGCATTGAGGGTCGGTAGTACAGCTCCTGGCTCACGGTCTGCCGGACAAGGCCGCTCTTCTTCGTCAGCTGGGGAACATCGAACTTGTTCTCGATGATCCAGATTTTCAACTTTTGTTGACGTGTCAGTGGCTTTTCGTTAACCGTTTGCATATTCGCACCTTTGGGTGTTTCTTCCCGGTGGGAATGTTTGCGGGAAGCGTTGAAACCGTTTTGCATGATTTTTCGTGCACTCGTCAACACATTTTTATTGCAGCGGATTAAAAAAATGATGTCTTGGCCTGAACAATACGCAATCATTAAAGAAAAAGTATCGGCTCTCTTCCGTGCGGAAGGCCGCGGATATAGCTTCCAAACGATGGCGACGTTCATGAACGTAAGTCGAGGTAAGGTTCAGGCTTGGGAAAAAGGCCAGCGTCCTAGTGCGGAGGATCTTGCCACGATGTCTGAGAAGCTTGGGTTAACGCCAGAATGGCTATTAATGGGAACAGGTGATCCTGAGGCGGAGATGGGCATACGCAGGCTTGCCCAGGGCGCGCCAATTGACCCGGCCTTCGTTGTTGATCCATACGGTGTCAAACCCATTGGTCGCGTTGTTGCCGTGCACGCATCAGCAGCCGGCGGCCAGGCCATAGAGAACTGGGAGCCGGAAACCATCTGCCACGTGTGCATCCCCCTCACCTATTACCGTGAGAGCATCCTCATCGTGCAGATCGAGGGCCACAGCATGGAGCCCGAAATAAAGCATGGGTCCTTTGTCGGCCTGGATACGGAAAGACGAGAAATTGTGGCGGGAGAAAAATACGGCGTGCGTGTGCCCTATGAAGGTCTGACCGTGAAGCGCGTCTTTATTGACCCCCAGGCTGGCGAGCTGCTATTGCGGAGCATCAACCCGGATCACCCCCAAATGCGGGTGGCGATTGATGGGTGCGAACGGCTCATCGTTGGCCGGGCAGTGTGGGTGATGCAGGGGCTATGAGGATAAGGCGATGGAATTTGTCATCATCTGGATCTTATGCGGCATCGCCGCCGCTTACATAGCCAGCAAAAAGGGCAAAGACGGCGGAATGTGGTTCTTGCTCGGCATCCTGCTCGGGCCGTTTGCTCTCATCATGATTGGTCTTTCACCAGCTGATCCGCAAAAGACCGATCGCCGCAAGTCATTCCATATCGCTAAGAGTACCCGCATCGACAAAGCCGTCGCCTTCTTCCTCGCACCAATATTCGTCTATGCTGCGGCCATGTTCCTTGTCCCACAAGAAATCATGGTCAAGGCGCATCTCCCCATAACGATAGGTATCTTCGCCATAACTTGGCTTTTGCTGTGGCGCCCGCTTATGCGCGTCTCCAAGCCAGGGCAAGGGCCTGTCATCATACCTCAGCCTTTGACAAACCAAAGAGTTTGTCCATTCTGCGCCGAGGACATCAAAAGCGAAGCCATTGTGTGCAAGCACTGCGGACGTGATATCCCGGCGGTGCAAGCCCCTATCGAGAGCGGTCAAAGTTAGATTCCCATTGATCCGGACGGACCGTGTTCACGGACGGCTACGACTCAACCTGGACTTTTGATTTAGCAAAATAAAATCACCGGAGGAATTGCGATGTCTCGGACTTGTCTTTTAATCCTTGCCATCTGTATGCTTGCCGCCATCCAGGGCTGTGCCACAAAGACCTACGGCCGCCAGGGTGATGTGACCACATACGAAAAAGATTCCCTGACCTGCCGTGAAATCGACATTGAAATCGCCAAGACAAACGGCTTCATCACGACCGTAAATAAAGAAAGCGAATTCAGCGGCCGCGATGTTCTGGCCATCCTCGGAGACTTTGGCATTGGCAACTCGCTGGAGCGCAGCGCCGCGCTCGAAAGCGCCAATACCCGACGTGAAAAGCTCGAAGCGCTGCGCGGAACCAAGAACTGCGCTGCGCAGGTCCAGGGCAAAAGCCCGGAGGCTCCTGCCCTTCAGACCGTGCAGGCAAGCCAGCAGGCCACGGTTCCAGACAACACAAAGCCTTGAGATAGCCTATGGAATTTTTCATATTCTGGATCATTTGCGGCATCGCGGCATCATATGTTGCTGGGCAGAAAGGCAAATCCTCTGGGGCATGGTTTGTGGTCGGTATCTTTCTTGGCCCCATCGCCTTGCTCATGGTCGGTCTTTCTCCCGCCGCCCCGGCCAAAGAAACCCAAAGCGCAGCATACACCCGGGTTGAACCGGCGCAACGCAAATGCCCCTTTTGTGCGGAAGAAATAAAGTTTGAGGCCATTGTCTGCAAGCACTGCGGCCGTGATTTGCCTGTGAGTGATGATCTTGCGGGCACACAAGATAGGCTGCCTCCCAAGGAACGGATCCTCTACATGCATTATTTGGAGGTGCGGGCTCAACTCGGTCCTCAAGCTTCTAATGCAGCCATCCAAGCCCAAATGGAAAAAAGAGGCTGCGGCTCTCAAGACATATCGCTGCTCCTCCGGCGAATTGAAAATTCAGATTTCAATTTCCAATGAGATATCATACTTTCATTTTAAGTATTATACTAGCATCTTACATTGTTTTACCCTCACCGGCCCAAGCCTTTGACCTCACGCTCCCCCCTACTCCCACATCGGTCTACTTTTCGCCCCGTGGCGGCGCGCAAGACGCGCTGATCCATCGCATCGACCAAGCCCAACGCAGCATTTACGTGCTCGCTTACAGCTTCACCAGTCGCCCCATTGTGGAGGCTCTGGCCAAGGCCGCCCTGCGCGGTGTGCACGTGGAGGCGATCCTCGACCGCTCCCAGCGCACGGCCAAGGGCGGGCAAGGGCAAGCCCTGGTCGATGCCGGCGCCACGGTCTACGTCGACGCGCGGCATGCCATCGCCCACAACAAGGTGATGGTCATCGACGGCCGCACATTGGTGACGGGCAGCTTTAACTTCACGGCCGGGGCCGAAGAGCGAAATGCCGAGAACCTGCTGATTCTCGACTCGCCGGAGCTGGCCAGGCTGTATGGAGAGGAGTGGGAGAAACACCGCGGGCATGCGGAGGGGTGGTAAAAAAGGGGCGACCCTTGCCGCCCCTCCGGCGCGCATCCCGTGACCCGAGGCGCACGCCTTGCCTGATTGCTCTTTACGCGCGGTCGAACCGCCTTCGCAAGTCCTCTTCCTCCGCGCACGTGATGCACAGCCCCACGCCCGGCAGCGCGATGAGCCGAGCCGCAGGGATTGCCTCCTCGCACTCGCGGCAACAGGCCACGCTATCAATGTAGACAGGCCCGCGATCGGGCTGCGCCTTGGCCGAAGCCAAAGCCTCCGCGAGGAGACCGGCCTCTTGCACCTGAGCGAGATCCGCAGCGTCCGCCATTATGCAGCCACCTCCACCCACGCCTTGGCTGTCTCATCCCATATGTAAGCCTTGCCATCTGCCGGATACGGCACCGGCGCATCCCAAAGCCCTGCGGATTCATCAAGCCCCCACGAGGCATACGGCTTGGGCGGAATGAAAGCGTCGAGTGTTGCGTCGTAGGTAAATCCGATGCCCGCGAAATTCTTGCGCAGAGGAATGCCCCCATCTGGTTTTCCGTCGGGGCCGTAATGGACCCCACCATGGGTGTTGTAGCTGGTCTGAATCCACGATCCGGGCGAGGAGTCCACGAAGGTATCAAAAAAGGACGGCTCCGCGACAATCACCTGGACAACCACACCATCAAGGACTTTTGCAAAGTGACTCATAAGTGCTCCCTATGCGGTGAACGTATCGGATGTCGTGAAAGTGTGGATGGTGTACCCTCCGCTGGAAGTCACGACACCGCCAGTGCCTTTTTGTACGCCAGGGTAACGCAGGATGAGCACGCCAGATGCGCCAGATCCAAGCGTGCCTCCAGTAGAGTTGCCGCCGCCGCCGCTGCCTGTGTTCGCGGTGCCGTTTCCTCCGCTCCCGCCAGGGGCCGCGCCGGTGCCTCCGCCTCCTAAACCTCCAGCCCCCACAGTTCCGGAAGCGTTGTTGATGGCGCCACCGCCGCCAGCTGCATAGTTCGTGGCCGTGCCGGAGATAGACGAGGAGATCCCGGCGCCGCCGGCACCAGCCAGCAAAGAGGTTGCAGCGGCACCAGCCGCCGCAGAGCCGCCGCCGCCGCCGCCAGGATACACCGGCCCCGTCGTGTTGCCCGCGCCGCCTGCGTAGCCTTGACCCGCTGTGCCCGCGCCGCCTGCCGGGGACGCGCCATTGCCACCGCCACCGCCAGAGCCACCTGAGCGTGCGGCGGTTGGCCCAGCGCCAGCACCAGAACCTCCGCTGCCGCCGCCAACAGGAGCCAAAGAGTTGAATATTGAGGACGATCCCGACGTGGCGGCAACAGACGCTGTTGCCCCAACCCCACCGGCACCGATGACGACGGAAAATGCCGTCCCTGGGCTTACTGAAATGCTTCCTGCGAGATAACCACCAGCTCCTCCGCCGCCGCCATCGCCATAACCGCCGCCGCCGCCGCCAGAAATGAGGAGGTATTCGATTGTGTACTTCGCGTGGGTGGCGAAGGGGACCCAAGCGGTATTGACCGAATCATACCATTCCGGCTCCCCGGTTGTTGTGTTGAGCCGAAACATCCCCGCAGCGGGCGCAGCCGGGCGTTGTGCCGTTGTCCCCGCTGGCATCGTGGCCGCTCCGGTTGAAGATGTTTTTGTGACACAGCCAGCCTTTACGGCGCTTTGCGACGGAACTTTGGTGGAGCTATTCGCCGCGAACGTACTGTCCGTGTCCACCTCAATGCCAGCGCCCCCGCCCACGCGCTCGTCCGTGATTGCCGCGCCGGTAATGCTCGTCATGCCCACGGTGAGGGCCACGCGCGCCACTGGCAGCTTGCCGGACGGAATGGCCGGGGCAACCGGGCTGCTGGCCTCGGTGCCCGCCACGACGGAGGCAGCGCCCGTGACCTTGTCGATGACGACGCGGTCGATGCGCGGGTTCGCCGCGGGGGCGGTGATCGTGCCGGAACTTTGCGCGGCCACTTCCGTCAGGTTTGTGCCGTCAAAGAACTGCCCGGCCGCCAGGGCTACGGTCATGTTCGGTGTGGCCTGGGCATAGGGCGCGAAAGCGAAATCAATACGCGCGCCAGCGCTGATAGCGTGGCCGATGTTTACCGCAAAGCCGGTTCCATCGCTCTCATAGTTAGGAATGACCGGTGTTGTGGCCGGGGAAATGCCGCTCATAGATGCTCCTTATGCTCCGGTTGTTTTCCAGCCAAAGGGGCCACCCACGTCCGCTTGCGTGGCGGGCAGCTTCATGATGACGGTCATGCCTTCGGCGTCCAGGTTGGTGTATGTCGGGTTGAGCGCCGTGGCGGATTGGTTCGTCAACTCCACGTAGGGCACGCGGTTATGCGGCTTGGCAAAGGTGACGCGCGTGCCGCCCACCGCAGCAACGCCGCTGCCGTATTGGGTAAAGGGCTCCGCGTCTGCGGTGACCGTGAGCCCGGTGAGCACGCCGACGCCGGCGCTCAAATCGAGCACGGCCCGCATCTTTGCATAGCGGCCGTTCATCTGGCCGATGAGCCAGGCCGAGAACGCCCCATACGATCCGCCCGCGCTGCGCTGGGCCAGCTGCGTGCTCACCCCCGGCGCGGCGCGGCCCGGCCCGGCCACAGCGAGGGGCTGCCCCCAAATGCGCACGGTGGTCGACTCCACCCCGGAATCTATTTCCGGTGTCTCGTACCAGCATTCCGTCACAGGATCGGGCACGAAGGTGGTAAAGAGCGCCGTGCCCAGTTCCTGCGCGCTCTTCTGGCTGCGCGGCAACAGGTGGCCGGTGAGTTCATTCAGCACCAGCCCTGTGCGGACGCCGGGCCATGTGGGATACTGGGACGCGGTGATGATGACATCGCCCGCGCTGCCGATGGTGATGTCGCACATCGCCACACCGGTGCTCAGGTTGCCGCTGGTGTCCACGGACTTGGCCCCGATGGTCCAGTCGCCCGGGGGAATGGCCAGCGTGGTGAGCAAGGTGGATTGCATGAGCTTGGTGAGGATGTTGCTGGTCGACCAGTCGAAGGCGCCCTTGGCCGCGTAGCCCACGCGGTATCCGGCCAGGTCCGCGTCGCTGACGCCCACAAGCTGGATTGTGGTGCTGGATCCGTTCTGTTGCGCGCTGATGGACGGGATGTCGGTGGGCGGCGCGCTCTTGCCGAGCACCACATGGCCAAGCACCGTGAGCCACGCGCTGACGGCGGTGAACCCATTCACCCCGCGGATGCGCACGTCGTAGGCAATGCCGTCCTCAACATCGGTGAGGTAGGCCACGGCATCATCGCCCGGCACGCGCAGGGCTGTGGCCCAGACCTCGTCTGCGCTCTTTTTGAGCTGCACCTCTATGGTGCCGCCAGAAAGCACGTAGGCGTCCGCAGGGGGCGTCCAGGAGGCCTTGATGCGTGTCTGCACCGTGCCGTCGCCGCGCACCGCCAGCACGTTCGTGCCGCTTTCCAGCGTCAGAGCCGTGGGCGCAACAACATCCCAAGGGCTGGCCAAGCTGGTATTGGGCGCATAGTCGGCATGGGCGGCCATGTCCGGCGTCCAGTTGCTGGACTCGGGCGCGTATTCCTTCAGCGTCAGGTCGACGCCCATATCGTCGGATTGCTTCCAGGCGGTGACCCGGAACAGCTTGGCATCCCAGCCCAGGGCATCCTTGAAATTCAGCCGCCCCACGTCCCAGGGGGCGATGCTGATGGTCGACCGTGCGCCAGCCGTCAGGCGCGCCGGAAAGTCGACGGTAATGCCCTGCCGGGCCTCTTGCAGCATCAGCCACATGAGCCGCTGCCCGCGCATGCTGTCCGTCGTGAAGGTGAACTCAACATCCTTGAAGATCTGCTCGCCGCCGTCCTCGGCCTGGTATTGGTCGCTCACCACAGGGGGCAAGTCGGACGCCTCCCACAGCTGCGTAGGGTCGACGAACGTGCCGCGCACCGCGTTGTACACGTCCTGTTTGGATGGCTGGGCCTGCACGGTCAGAGTATCGCGCAGATCTGAAGGGGAAAGGTCGAAGCTGGGAATGGTGACTCCGGCCGAGTGCAGGCGGTATGCGCCCTGGACATAAGGGATCACCCCACCGCCGGCAGTGAGCAGCTTCTCGACATTGTCGAGCGGCTTGTTGGCCAAATCCAGCTGGCCGTTGACCGTGTAACGTGGCTGGCTCACCCGCGCCATGGTGAGACTTGCGCCGGCATCGGCCAGCAACAAGGGAGAAAGGGCAATGGCGGCGTCATGCGTGGCCGCAATGCGCCCGGTGGAATTGGTGACGCGGATCCAATAATACGTGGTGTGCAAAGCCAGGCCCGTGGGCGCAGCGCCTTCGCAGAACTGAACGCCATCGCCCGTGGCCCAGCCGAACTGCGGGGATATTGCGTCCTGATCCGCATCGTCGCTGGAATCATCATCGCGCGGCACATTGTCCGAAAGCGTGATGATATTCGTCGGGTTCGAGCTGACCGTCACCACATTGGCGATGGTGTGCGCACCGGTGCCCGTGGTTGCGATATCAAGGGCCGTGCCTGCGGTTGCCGCGTCAGCACTCGCGGCCAGCTTGCCCGTGGTCGCGCTGATCCGGATCCAGAAATAATCAGTGGCCGCGTCGAGGGGTGCAGTCACCTGCTCATAAAAACCGGGGTAGTCTCCGCCGTCGCGATACACGGAAGTTGTCGCAGAAGGCAAAACGCCGGTGCTGGTGAGACGCACCTTTTTGCCAGTGGCCCAATAGACCCCAGCGGAAAGTGTCAAGACATCCGTATCAACGCTGGCGCTGAAAGTGGCGGATTGCTGCAAATCACCAGCATCCACCGTGCAGGAGAGCGCGGCGGAAAGCGTCAGCGTGCCGGTTCCGGAGCTCGTCAGATCAATGCCGAGGCCATAAACGGCGTCCTCTTTCGTCTTGGCCAGCATGCCCGTGGTCGGCGTCAAGCGCACCCAGGCATACGACGTTCCGGCCGTCACGCCGCCGGGCAAAGTTCCGGTGCTGGTCAGCCGCACCTGCAGGCCATTCTGCCAGGGGACGGCCGCGGAAAGCGTCAGCACGTCCGTGGCGGGATCCGCCGTGCAGATGGCCGTGGCGCCAAGGGGCACCTGCTCATCGCTGACATTGGCCGCGGCAATCCAGTAGGGGGCGTTTATCTCGGCCATGATAGCGTTGAGCCCGTCCGTGCAGAGCAGATAATCCAGCACGGCCAAGGCGAAGTTGTTGCTCCAGCGCAGCTTGCTCAGGCTGCCGCCGGTGCTTGCGGCCGCAACCGCCACATCCGCCCCGCTCACCTGGTCGGCCAGGGTGAGGCTGGTGGCGCTGGGCACGCTGGCCACGGTGTAGAACTTTTCAAGCGCCGCATGGTCGAGGACAAACACCTCATCCCCAACGGTCAAACCGTGGGCAGCGCTGGTGTGCAAAATTCCGGGCGCGCCCGCCGCCGTGCTGGCTATGGCGACAACAGGCAGACGAGGATCATACAGAGCCTTGCCCCGGATGACGCACTTGACGTTCTTGATGCCGTCCGGCCAGGCCGTGCTGTTGTACTTGAGGCGGGCATACACGTAGGCGATGCCCCGGCCGCGATGCGCTGTGGTCCAGCCGGAGACCTCGGACACAAGGTCCGCGTCCGCAGCCTGCAAAATGGATCCATCATGCGGGCTGACGCGGTTATAGCCGTTGATTCGCGAGGCCGTGGACAGCGTATCGTCGAACCATGTTTCCAAAAATTCCGTAATCCTGTGCGCCGCAAGCGGCACAACCAAGTGCAGATATTCCTTCGTGCCGCCCGTTGTCGTCTTGAGCACCAGGGGCCCGGAAACCATGGCTTCGCCATAGACTCTTTTCCGGCTCTCCACTGTGCTCTTGAGCGTGAGCTTATGGTCGGAGGGCGTATTGTTGCTGCCCTTCTTCGCGTTGGAGCCCATGAGCCCAGTCAGCAAAGACATGCCCAAGCTCATGGCGCCCGCACCTGGGCCGAAGATGGCGAATGTCACTGCTGCCTTGACCACGGCTCCGACAACGCTGCCCATCACACCCTCCAGGCGCGCAGCACGCGCTCAACCGGAACCATGGTCAAACCTTGCGGGCCCTGGGCGGCCATGAGCACGCCAACGCAGATGCCGACAGATTTCCCTTCAGGAGGGCACTCCGGCGTGCGCAGCAATACAGCATCGCCGCGTTGCGCCATCTTGGGCAATATTTCCGGCATGCGGTATTCGGCCGCGATCTTCTCGGCCAGGGCCTCCACACCGCCGCCGCAATACCGCCGCAAGCAGCGCTGCGCGCCGCGCGCAGTCATGTAGCGCCCGCGGAACTCGCTCGCCGGGTCAATGCCGGTCATGGCCAGGATGCAGTCGCCCACGAACAGACAACAATCAGCCGTGCCCCAATCGAACGGGCGCAGGCGCTCCGCCTCCACAACATGCGCAAGCCGCGCCGGCCAATCGGATACGCGCTGGAACCTCATGAGTTGCCCCACTTCAATTCTTTGTCGCAGGCTTGGGCGGTGAACTGGAAAAAGCGGTCGCCCGGGCAACGGTTTTGCTGCTCCGCATCGGTGTAGCGGCCGCCGCGCACGCGGTCCCAGTCGGCCAGGCGTGAGCCGATGGTCAGGTTGAGCTCGGCCGTTTGGCCGATCTTGAGGGGCATGACATCCATGCGGCCGGAGAACAGCAGCACGGGCGCGTCGATGATTGTATTGTCCGCATCCAGGAAGGCCCGCCATATGTAGGCCGGGCGGCCCTGGGGCGTTTCCGCAAGGGCGAGGGAGACGGCCTCAAGCGGGATGGCCGAAAGAGTACAGGTGACAGTGTAGGATTGCAGCTCGGTGCCGTCCTCCACGCCGGTAGCCTTGCCCAAGCCCATGAGCGTTTTCCACTGTTCGGCCGCGCCATCGCCGTCCAGGTCGTAAAAGACATCATAGGGCGCGCCGGTGATGCGCACGATGCCCGTGTCGAAGTCGAACCTGGCCAGGTCGAAGAAGCGGACCACCTCTTGCGCTGCGGCGGTATCGACCGCGCTTGATATATCGCGGCCGCTCATATCCAGCTCTCCGCGAATTCAAGGGTGACCGATCCCAAACGCATGTTGGTCAGGGCGAATTCTCCCTGGTCACCGTCCTTGAGCCGCATGGGGCAAACAGGATCCGCCACGGTTATGGATGCCCCATTATCCGGGCTGTTCCGCAAGGGGGGCTCAAACGTCAGCGTCGCCTTGCCAGCCGCGTCGCTCGCCACGTCGGCGGTGATGATCTTGAGTTCCGGCCCGCTCAAGGTGGGCACGCTGAAATAGTCGCCCACGCGCAGGATGTGGGCGGTGTTGGCAGTCCAGCCGCTGGTCGCCATGCTGCGTCCAAGCTGATCGGCGCCATAGACAATGGGCAGGCCCGTGGCCACGCCGCGCGGGGCCTCGCCATGCAGGGGCGAAAGCAGCACGCGCCCGGCCATGCCGCGCAGCTGGGCCAGGAAGGCATCCACCATGCGCCAGTCATCTTCGCGCATGTTTTGGTAGCCGACGCGAAACCACCAGCGCGCACCAGGAAGCTCCGCCGTCTGCTCGCTGCCATTCAACGGGCTTGTCCAGGTCTGCGTATTGGCGATGGTCCGCCAGCTCCAGGAGATCGGCCGCATTTTGAGGCTGGGCCAGGTAAGGCGCGTGATGGTCATTAGACGCCCCTCCTCAGGTCCTTGGCATACCGGCCCCCGCGCAAAGACTCAGCGCGGACAGAGGCCACGGCAGCGGCGGTTGCCTCCTTCTTGATGACGCCGGCATAGGCGCGCAAGCGCGTTTCCGCGCCGGTGTCCGCACCGCGGAAGTCGAAGGTCTGCGGAATGGTCACATTGAAATGGTTGACGGTCGATCCATCGGATGAGCCAGAGAGCATGTCGCTCAACTCCGTGTTGTTGTAGACATATCCGGAGCCGCTCAAATCCAACAGTTCCGGACCGTTCTCGCCCACAAGGTACTTGCCCCTTCCGGTTGGGCCGCCTCCAGCGAGCATGCCGTCCAAGCTGAAGAATCCTCCCACGGCATCATCCAACAACCCCAGCCCGCCACCGGCAGATGACAACGCGGAGAGTCCCCCGCCAGCGCTGAGTGCTGCGGCAGCACCCTCCAGGGACATTGCGGACATATCCAGCGCAAGTGCCGAGGCGTCCATGGCTACAGCTGCGGCATCAAGGGAGACAGAGGATGTTTCGATGGCGAGGGCCGAGGTATCGAGCGCAGCGGCAGAGGTTCCGAGGCTGACGGCGGACGCGGCGTCCCCGGCGGCATCACCCGTCTTACCGCCGAAGAACGAACCCAAGAGCTCCGACTTTGACAAGGCATCGGTCGCCAGTCCCATAAGTGGGCGGACGATTGTGGCGCGGGCAAACTCTCCGTTGAGTTGCTGGATCAACGTGCTGATGTTGACCTTCTTTCCCGACAACGCGTCAGTCAGGGCGTTCTCCACATCCTGGGCCGCATTCTTACCCATGGAGCTGAAGTTCTGCCACATATCCCTGGCGGAGGCGGAGTATTCGGTCAGGCCACGTCGCAAACCGTCCAGCCCATCGCCATTGGCTTGGGCTCTGGCTTTGTTCAGCTGCTCTTGCTTCAGCTTGCGTTCGGCTTCCGTGGAGGCGAGATCGCGCTCGATGGTGAGCACTTTTACCTGTGATTCGTAATATTCCTCGTTGTTTCCCGTCAGCTGTGCCAGCTCGCCGCGTTGCTGGGCAAGGGTCTTTTCCTGGTCTTTTCCGGCCCGAGCAACGGCCGCCTGCTCCTCGGCATCCCAGTCACCCTTGTACTGCTTGGTCTTGGGGTCTGCGCGCAGGGCGTCGTACTTGGCCTTGATGGCCGAGAGCTGCGCCTCATAGACGCCCTGCCCGGTGAAACCGGCCATGGTGGTCGTGTGCGAGGCATCGTGGGCCATCTTCTCCAGGCCGTCCTTGATGCCCGCCTGGATGTCTTTGAGGACATGGTTGACCTCAAGGCCAGCCATGCGGGCAAGCACAGCGACCTGAGTTTGATCCAAGGTTGCAGCGGCCTCTGGAGTCAGCCGGCCCTTCGTCGCCAGGGCTTTGCGCTCGTCTTGAACTTTTTGGAATTCCTTCAGGGATTCCATGTATTGCTTGTCGTATTCAGACTGGTTCTTCATGAGCTCGGCGCCGTAGGTGTCGCCAGCCAGAGTGAGTGTCAGCTCAGCATAGGTGTCCTGCACCTGCTGCAATGCGCTTTGAGCCTTCAGCGCCTCTTCGTGCAGGGCCTTAATGGCGTCCATGCCATGAGCTGTGTTTGTATCAGCCAGGGGGGCCTGCGTTTTCTTGGCCTTCGAATGGGAGTCCTCAGAACCCGAACCAGCCTTGTGCTCCTCGGCGGGATGCTGGCCAAACAGATCCAGCTTTTGCGACTGTTCCGCAAACCGCTTCCACGTTGCCTCAATTTTCGCAGACCGCTCTTCGATCGCCTTCCACAGCTCCGCGCCGCCATTCTTGGTGGCCATGTCCTTGAGCATGCCATAACCTTCCGCAGAGGTCGTGAGCGCTGCGCCCAAAAACAAGGCCCCTTGGGCTATTGTCTTTATGGATGCTCCAAGAACATTGATGGTTGTGGTGTAGTCACCGGCCTTTGCATTTTGGTCGAGAAATACGTCGCTCAGCGTTTCAAAGGTAGGCAACAGGCCGGTGGCGATGATGATCTTCACGCCCTCGATGCGGGCATGGAGCCGCTTAAAATTGTCGTCGACCTCTTCGGCCTGCTTGGCGATGTCACCGCCGATGACACCGCCAGAACCTTCGGCCTCCTTGAACATTTCCTTGAAGGCCTCAGATCCCTTATTGAGCATGGGGATCATGACCGCGCCGGATTTGCTAAACAGATTCATGGCCAAGGCTGTTTTCTTGGCCCCATCCTCATAGGTCATGAACTTATCGGCGATCTTCCCCAGGAAGGAGGGCATGTCATTCAGGCCCTGCTTTATGTCGCGCTGGGAGAAGCCCATAGCGATGAGGGAGGCGCGCACCTTGTTGCCGCCTGCGGCCATGCTGTCCATGCCCTCGGAAACGCCGCCAGCGGCTCCGGCCATGTTTTTGGACAGGCGCTCAACGGACTTGACCATGGATTCCTGGCTCACGTCCGCAAGCATGGCCACATAGCTGTACTTGGAGATCTCCTCCGAGGTCATGCCGACCTGCTGGCCCAGCTTGCCCATGTGGTCCATGTACTCAAAGGTCCCCTGAGTAAGCTCCTTAAGGGCCTCGGCACCCATGTAAGCGCCAAGGCCAAAGCTGGCGAAGGGGACGATATTCTCGAACTTCTCCACGGAGCGCACAAGGCTCTCATGGCTCAGCTCTATCTTGTGGAACACATCGGTCGCGAGATCCTTGGCGGAGACGATGATTTGTGTTTCAGCGCTCATCTCAATTCCTCGTTCTGTTGCGTTCTCGTATCTCGGCAAAGCGCCCGAGCTGGGCGGCCTCAAGCATGCGGATCATGTCGAAAAGACAGGGCGTCATCTGTATACCGAGCCATTTTGCAGAAACATCAACGGCTTGGTAGTCAAGCCCTGTGGCCCCGGAGAATCCAACGCGCCACTGTGTGCTCACGTTGATCCAAAGCTTCCAGACCGCCTTATTCCCCGGGAGGAGCTCCGGGCCCTTATTTTCCGGGCACTCGGAGCAATCCCCCGCTTCATCCTCCGCTGCCGTCTCTCGGCAAGAGCGGCAGTAGGCTACTCGGTCTGGGTCGGTGCGCCAGTCCCAGACCGCGAGGAGTTTTTTACGGCATCAGGGCCGTCGAAGTTCCAGCGGAAGGTGTCGTTGTACAGCGCAGTGGCATCGATCCTGGACTTGAAGGCGATCTCATAGACCGACTCCGGGTAATGATGCCGCAGGAAGTCTTCGACGTAATCGTCACCTTTCTTGTCCTGCACAGCCTTCAAGGCTTTTTGCGGGATCTCCTTCGACTCCTTCCAGGGGATGACCGCCAGCTCCACCACGAGGCCGCTTATAGGCAGTGTGATCTTGAGTCCCATGGCCTAGACCTCCAGGGTCTGCATCTCATTGCGCAGACGGATGACGATGGACGAATTCGCCGAATTGTTGGCGTAGAAACCCTGGTACTTGTGCTTTTCCAAAACGCCCTTAGGCCCGTCGATGGAAGGCGTGGCGCGCTCGTACACCAGTTCAGGCACATCGAACTGCAGCTGATAGCCCTCGCGCACGGCCAAGACGGTCAAGCTGCTGATGGTCGAGGCCACGGCCTTGTTCACCAGGTCGACGCCCTTGAACAGCGCTTCAAGATCGCCGTCGATCTTGAGCTCCCCTTCGTTGATGTCGCCGCGCTCGCCGGCCTTATCCGGCGTATTGATGGTGTAGGTGTCTCCGTCCAGGCCGAAGTCGATATTCAAGGTCAGCGTCTTCACCCGGTCGGAATACGCGATGCCTCCCTCAAACAGGGTGACGTGCTTCTGGCTGAACTTGTGGAGAGGAAGCGAAATCGCGGCAGCGTCATACGCTATCGAATCGTCATCTTCGCCCGCGCCCATGACGTCCATGGAGGCCTCGGTCGCACCTTCGCCGCCGAAGCTCAGCCCTAGCTTGCTGATGCGGATGCCCCGGCTCGCGTAGTAGCGGGGGATGCCGGGGAAGGCCTTCTCGACAACGATGCTCGGCATGGTGTCGAGAACCTTGAACACGCGATCCCAAAAGCCGCAGGTGGCTGTGACGGAACCAGCGGAAAATGTTTCCGCGCTGTAGGTGGCGGTAACCAGGAGCTCATCCGTGCTGGTGCCCCTCTGGACGATATAGGTGGCGTCAAAGTGGGTGGATCCCGAAACAACGATCTGCGCGCCTACGGGCAGACCATGAGCGGCGCAAGGCAAACCGACCTTGCCACCGCCGGCATCACGCACGGCGCCCACAAGGTGGAGCTGGCGAGCAAGCGTCACGCTCACCGTGCCCAGAAAGGTCTCCGCTGCATAAGTCTTGGCGATGACCAGCTCGTTGGTGCTGGTTCCGGCCGAAAGGACATAGGCGCCATCGTAGTGGGTGGAGCCCGCCACAACGATGGGAGCGCCCACGGCCAAGCCGTGGCCGGTGCAAGGCAACCCAACCAGGCCATTCCCCTTGTCCACCGCGGCCGTGGCATCCAGATGCACGGCGGGCACGGCGGTGGTGGTCACGGGCGCGCCGAACATGGCCTTGAGATGCAAGCCAAAGCTATGGGCATCCACCGGGACCTTGAGCGCCCCGGAAACGTCGACGTTGCCCACGTCCGGCTGCACGGAGTCGCGCCGTCCGGTGAGCGTGGCATCGGCCACAAGCTTGGCCGAAGCGCTGATGGCGTTGGACTTGATGGGGACGCGGAACCCCTTGCGAGATCCGGCCGCGGGCGGAGAGTTAAACGAGGTCTCGAAATCGATGACCGCCGTGCCCTTGAAGCCTTTTTCTTGCCGCTGCACAGTCATGGTGGTGTCCTCCTAGTCCGCGCCGATGGTGCGGTCTTGTTCGACGATGTAAAAACAATGCCTCTCAAAATAATGGGGGCCGGGTTGCGCAGACGTGGCGTGCCAACGCGAGGGCGGGAAATCCGTCTGTTCCAAAGCGGAGCGCACAATCTTCTCAAGCTGGTTCATAGTCTCAGGGCCCCGGATCACCGTATTGTTCCCGATCTTCGTCACGCTCTTATCCATGATGCCCATGAAGATGAGGACCGTGGATTCAGCCTGAACCGTTTCGAAACCGCCCTTGTCCTCTACGGAGATGAGCGCCAGATACGGGGCGACCTGCTCCCCAGGAAGATCCTCCATGACCGCGCCCAGAAAAATGCTGAGATTTTTATGGAAAGCGTTCTGGCAAAAGGCGTTCAGGTCCGGGTCCGCCGTCAGGGCTTGATTCCAAATTTTTGCGATATCGTAGGACTCCTGCATGGCATCTCCCTAGGCGGCCCTGGAAAAGGACTGTGCCTGGTCCAGGTACGCCAGGATCTTGTTTTGAATGCGGCCCGGCAGGCTTGCTTCGATCTGGCGGTAATAGGGTTCCACCATGGGGCGTGCGGGATCGATGATGGAACCGCCAACACCGGAGAGGTCCCCCGTATTGAACTTGCGACGCATGCGGGAAGTGACCGAGGTTACAAACCCCTCTTGCAGGGCCTTCATAAGAATGGCGGCGCTGTAGCTCAGAAAGCCGATGCGCACGCTCATTGTCTCGACATCGCGCTTGTAGCCCACGGCCCGGTACAGCTTGCCGAACAAAGAGCCGGTCCCCGTGACCTTCCAGATGCCCGTCCCACCAGCTTTCTTGTCCGCGCGGTTTTGGGCGCGGGTGTAGCTGCGAAACTGCGCGCTGGCCAAGGACATCGGCGCCCAGCTCACACCGGCCGGGCCCTCCCCTGCCTTCATGATGGCGGACATTTCCTTGCGCGCCTCGTACCCGATTGAGGCCAGGGCCTTGTTCAGCTCCGCCGGGAAGGTGCGCGCCAGGTAAGACAGCCAGGGGGCGGCCGTGTCGTTGATCTTGAACATCGTCCCGTTGGCCGATCCGGTGGCCGTGCCCGAGAGAAACGGGTAGCTGCGACCGGCAGAGGTCGTGATGCGCTCCACACCGAAAGCCATTAGTATTTGCTCCTCTGGTTGCAGGCGCACCGGCATACCCACCACAGGGGCTTGGGGCCGATCTTGGGTTCCCGCGTCACCTCGCGAACGGTGTAGGTCAGGCCTCCGGCAGTGATGGTGAGGCCATCGCTCACTTGGGGCTCGGGCATGGCGTTGCCGTCCGAGTCCTCAGCCGCCATGCGAATTTCCGCGTGCTGTGCCTGGTTCGGGAACAAATCCGAGGACCACCCGGTGGGGCAATACCCATGGCCATGATGCGCCACCACGGCGTTCAAGATCACCGGATCGCCGTCTCCGATCTGGTATGAAACGCTTTCGCCCTGCTGCTGCAGGATAAAGGCGGCGATGTCGGCATATTCAGACATGGGCTACCTCAACACGTAGTGCAGCACGATGGGGAGCACGACGATTTCCAGGATGGCAAAACCGCCTAATCCCATGTAGACATGGAAACGCAGCTTATTGACGGCTGACCAACTGTCCGCGCGATCCTGAAGATATTCCTCCCGCTCGATGGCGTGGGCCTCACGGTGCTGGGTTTGTGCCTGCTCCAGGCTGACCAGCCGCTGATCTTGCTTGGCGCAAAGCTCCCGACGCGCGGACTGCGCATCCACAACCTTGGCGATGGTGTCGCGAAACAGATCGGCCTGCTCTTTAAGCGCCGCCAAGCCTTCGCGCATCTGCTCACGGATATCCACCAGCGTGGAGCGCACCTGCTCCATGCTCTGGTCGTGGAAAGCACACGGTGCGGTCATGCGGCCTCCTTGAGCTCAAAGACCATGGCCCAGGCGGGCGAAGCGCTGACAAAGTCGTGCATGTCGTCGGGGTCGGCCTCGTTCGCTTCGACGCCGAAGAACTTCTTTTCGCCAAGTGCCTTTTCGTAGGCATTGGCCCACACCCACGAGCAAATGGGGTAGCGGTCGAGGCTGGCCAGCTTGCGCACGGCGTATACGTTGCGCCCCATGATCCGGGACAGCAGGGCATCGCCCAGGTGTGCGCCGATCTTGAGCAAGCCGTAATCCCGGCCCACGTAGGCCAAGGCCTGTGCGGCCACAGCCTGGCGCTGCGCATCCGTGAGGGGCATGCAGCGCCAGACCTGGAAGGGGGTTCCGTCATTGAACTGGGCATACGGGCGCGTCTGCACGCTCCACAGCGCCTCGGTCACCATGTCCGGTGCGGTGAAGCCCGCCACATGGTTGGCGTAGGCCTCCGGCTCGCCGGGCTTGCGCTCAGCCCAGCGGATAGCGTCGGGGATCAAGCCTTGGCCGTGTCGAAAGCTCAGGTCACCAGGAAGGAACATCACAGGCCTCCAGCGAGTGCAGCCTTGACCGCTATCGCAACCGTGTCGTTGATGGTCTGGCGCAGCGCATCGGCCGCGATCTTCTGCCCCTCGAACGCCTGCACGCCCGTCTCACGCAACTCCACCCGGCAAGATCCATCGGCGGCGCGCGTGAACACGGCCTCAAGGTTTGCGATCTCCTTGCCGTTGATGATGCTCACCTCACAGCATCGCTCCGTTCCGTTCGCGTCCAGGTAGGGGCGCAGACGGTATTCGGCCACGCCGGCATTGCGTAAAGCGCAGCCGGCCAGAGCCAAAAGGAGCAAAAGGGAGGTGAGCATCCGCATGATGCTAGTTCTCCAGGCTCTTACCGGTGAGCATGCACCACAACACAACGATGACCATCTTGAAGCCGTTCCAGAGAGTGCCCATTGTCACGTTCTCCTTACTTGCTGGCCGTGAGGGCGTTGATGATGGCGCGCTGGTTCGCCAGGTGCCGCTTGATGATGGCCTTGTCGCACTCGCTGATGACGGCGTGGCTTGTGAACTGCGAAAGCAGGCCCGTACTCACGAAGATCTGCGTGCCCGCGGCGGTGTTGGCGTCGGCGAGCTTCCCGGACACGTAGACCGCGAGGCTGCCGTAATCGGTGGCGGCGTCGAGTGCGGCCTCGATGTCGTTCAAGACGGTCAGGGCATTCGAGGCCTTGTAGGCGCCGGACTTGATGGCGGCGTAGTTGGCGAGCTGCAGCACAACACCCGTGCCCGTGGGGTTGGGCAAGGACTTCAAGATCTCGGAATCTGTTCCAAGGTAGGCCCCGGTGGCGTTGTCGTAGCTTCCGGTGCAGACAGCGGGCGGCGCGTAGGGCGTGGCAGGGATGGTGTTGACCTTGCCGCATCCGGCGAAGGCCATGATGCCGATCAACATGCCTGCTGCCAGCAACACTGAGCCGAGGACATCGAGGGCGATGAATCCGCCGGTGCCTGGCTTGTCGAATCCAGGGAGAGGCTGGCCGATGGGCTCTATCTTGCCGGTGGTCGGCTGTTCCAAGGGGGCCGCGCTCACAAGTTTCCCGGTGCGGGCGATCAGGGGTTCGGAGAAGATATTGAGCGCGCCCTGGGGATTGATGAGAGCGAGAATGGCGGCGCCGCCGGCCATGGCACCGCTCTGCAGGAAATTCACAAGAGGACCGGCATCCGCCTTGCCGAGCAAGACGATCAGGGTCCAGATGCCGAGCACGACGGCGAATGCGACGAGACAAAGGATCTTTGCGAGATTGGACATGGTGTCTCCTTAGGCGGCCGGGTATTCGCCGGTCCGCATGATTTTTGCCAAACGCTCCGGGCGGTCATCTTTGCCGCCTTCTCCGTCGCCCAGCTGCATGGCCCATTTGCTGGCGAGCATCTGGCGCGCGGCTTCCTCAAAATTTCCCTTCTGCACCGCGGCGAGCATGTTGTGGAACCCAAGCAAGCCGTCGATGCCCAGGTTGAAGGCCATCATCACCAGCACGTCGAAACGCGCGGGAGCGAGATCTACGGCAAAGGGCACACGGGAGTACACTTCGCTGACGGCCTTCTGGAGATCGTGCTCGGCCAGCCGCAGCGCCTGGTCCATGGTGATGACCGTGCCCAAGCGGGCGGGGATTCCAGGAACAGGATTCGCTGTCAGATTGTGGCCACGGCCGATGGTGATATTGTCGTACTGGTCGGGGTAGGCCTTCAGCCTCATGCCTTCGTCTTTGTCGAGTGTGGCGCGGATCCAGGCCCAGCGGTCGGTGACGGTGTTCATCTGGCTCATGGCTCTGTCCTTTGTTTGCCCCGCTCCGGCGGCCCAGGGTTCCCGGACCAGGCCGCCGGAGGCGGAGCTATGCGAGGAGGTGGCTCGACGTTTACAGAACGCCCTTGAGCAGGTAGCCCGCGGCCTTCATGGTCAGCTTCTCCGCCGTGTTCTGGCGGGCGCGGATCACGTTGCTGCGGATCTGCTCTTCCCGGTAGCTCTCAACAACCACGGGGGTGGGGCTGTCCTGGGTCCACATGAAGGTGCGGCCCAGGCTGGGTTCACGCAGGTCCATGCCGCCGCTGGAGGTGACGCAAAGCATGGCGTAGGTGCTGGACCAGATGCGGGCGATGGACTTCGAAAGGCCCTTGTTGGCGCTGTTGTAAACGCCACCGGCCACCAGCACGCGGTCGACGCCGAAGTACTGGGCCAGCAAGTCAGCACCGATCTGGCCACGCTGCACGTTGGGGTTGGTGTACTTGATGCGATCGATGAGGGCGTCGCACAGGCCAAGAGCCCGGAAAATGGGCTTGTTGATGATGAGGGTATTGGGGCTCAAACCGGTGAGGTCTTCAATGGCTTCGGCGCCGGCATTGACGTCCGCAAGAGGATCCGCCGTATCGGTAGAGCTCCAGGCATGGCCAACGGAATGCGGCGCGAAGTTGGTCTCGTTGTAAAGCAGATCGGCGATGCGCTTCTCCTGCCGGCGCAGAATCACGTCCATGCAGCGCTGGGTGGCCACAAGTTCGGCGTCGAAGTAGCGGCTGAGGCGCTTGACCTGCTTGTCGTCGATGGGCGACTCGAACCCGTTTTCCTTGCACAGGTAGTCATCCTCGCCGTACTGGAAGTCATCGCGGTTGTAGGCGCCGCCATCAGCGCGGGCGGTCTCCGGGATGGAGAGCAGGGCTTCGACGGGGATGACCGGATACTGGCCGCCTTCGACATCGGTCTCGAACACGGGCAGCACTTCAGCGCCGATGTAGCCGCTTTTCGCGGAGTCGAGCGAGTACTCAAAGGCGCATGTGGCCAGTTCCGGCCGGATGATGGCAGTGGAGCCATTGGGAGCGGGCATGGTGGTTCTCCTTATTTACCGTGCCTAGGCGGACACGGTTTTGGCGCTGTTGAAGTCGTCGGGCAGCACCTCGATGATGGCGCCAGCGGCGGACGCCCCTTCAAGGGCGGTGCCGATACGGCGATAGGTGCCCGCAGCAGTGGGCAGGGCCTGGACCTTGCCATCAGCGGCGGCGTACACGTCCGAGCCAGCGGTGATGGCGGTAGCGGCCTCCATTTCCATGGTGCCGTCAGAGGTCATCATCTTCACGCAGCCAGGTTCGCCCGCCTGGATAAGCTCACGGGTTGCGCCCACGGGTCGGTCCGTGGCCGTGGCGGTCATAACCACCAACAGACCAGCCGCGAGTTTGCACAGGCGGTAAGCGGGGATGTCGGCGCCGCCGACGATGAAGGTCTTTCTGGGATCGTCAGTGTAGGGCATGGTGTCCTCCTTAGGCCTTCTGGGCCTTGGGCTGCTGCTGTTGCACCCAGGCCTGGTGAGCCTCGGTGTGGGTGCGGGCCACATAAGTAATGGCCTGGGCCTTGGAGAGATTGGGGTCGTCTTTCTGGGCCGCCGCCACCAAGGCCATGAAGTCCTTGCCGCCAGAATCCGCGCTGTTCTTGAGCGGCGCAGCAGTGGCGTCAGCGAGCGTCTTCAGGGCGTCCTCTTGGGCCTTGCTGGGAGCTTCGTCCTTGACCGTGTTGGTGACGCCGCCCAAGAGATTCTTGGCGGAAACGGCCATTTCCTGGGTCATGCCGGACTTGGCCAGGCCTTCGATCTTGGCGCCGGTTTCATCGCCGAACATGACTTTGACCAGGCCAACGACGCGGCCTTGCTCGGCCTGCACGGCCTGTGCGGAAGCGGCCTCGGCTTTGGCCAGCTTCTCATTGATCTCGGTGGTGGCTTCGGCCTTGATGGCCGTGACCAGGTCGGGATGTTCCGCCTTGAGCTGCTTCAGATCCATGGGGTCCTCCTGATGGGAAATTTTGGCTAAAAGGTTATCGCGCGTGCCCACCTCATCAACGAGCCCTTGCGCTTTGGCGTCTGCGGCCAAGAACACTTTTCCGTCCGCCCACTGTTCCGCGTCATCCGTCGTCAGATTGCGATTGGCGGCCACGGTGTCCGTGAAAATCCCGTACAGCTTGTCCAGGTTGCCCTGGATGACCGCGCGCGACTTGTCGTCCAAGGGCGCGGCATCGTGGCCGATAGCCTTGTGGCTGCCAGCGGTAATCATGGTGCGCTTGATGCCCGCGCTCTGATCGCGCGCGCTGCGGTCTGTATGGGTTGCGAGCACGCCGATGGAACCCACTGTGGCGGTGGGCGCAGCCGTGATCTGCCTTGCGCCGCAGGCCAGCCAGTATGCAGCAGAGCACATGAACCCATCGGTGTAGGCATAGACCGGCTTGATTTTGTCGGCCTGGGCGATGTAGTCGGCCAGCTCGGATGCTCCGGACACTGTCCCCCCGGGCGAGTCCACATCAAGCAGGATGTTGGACACGCTGGGATCGTCCAGGGCCGTCTGTATGGCCTCGCGGATGCCCGCATAGGTGGCGCCGCAGTCGAACCCGAAGGTGCGCTTGGACAGCGTTCCGTCCACGGGGACGATGGCCGTTGTGCCCTGGGCCTTGGCCGCGCGGTGTTGCTGGCTGGCACCACTCATTTTTGCGGCGAATGACTCCAAATCCGCACCGGTCGAGCGCAATTCAAGCAACTGGACAAAGCCCTCAAGAACCTCGGCTTTGATGGCCCATTGCTGGCCGTCGATAAAATCGGACAGGTTCATGTGTCGCGCTCCTGTTGCGGGTCTTGCTCTTGCTGCGTGTCGGGCATGGTGATGTTTGAGGTGCTAATGGGCAGACCGAGCTCCTGGGCTTTTTTGACCTCGCGTGCGCGCTGCTCCATGGTGGCCTCCCAGTCATCACCGCCCTGCTCGCTCACGATCTGACTCAGCGTGGTGATGTTCTCCTCCAGGGCGACCTTGTTGGCGGCCATTTCCTTCACAGGATCCACATGGCCGCGCGCCGCGCCGATCCACATGGCGTTGCACCATTCGGCCTTGGCCTCGTAGAAGTCCGGCGCATTGGCGGGCATATCCAGCAAGCCACGCAAATAGGCCTCTTCCATGATCTGCTCGTAAACGGGCTGGCAGAACCAGTTGACCATTCCTGCGCGGTACAGCAGATACACGCGCCAGGCTTCGAGCAACGAGGCGCGAGCGCTGGAATAATTTGTTTTAGAGAAGTCCTTTGCCAGGACCTCATAGGGCATGTTCGTTGCGGAGGAGAGGCCGCGCAGCACGCGCTCCACAAAGGTCCCGAAGTTATTCCCCGGACGATTGGATTCGAGGACCTTGGGCGTTTCACCGGTGCGGCCATACATGACCTGACCGGGCTCATATTCGTTGTAGATGCGGCCCTGGTCCCTCTTCGGCCCATTGATGGGCTCCCCGCCGGCGATGTCATCAGCGTTTTCCGTGGCGATGAACAAGGGGAAGCTGGCGGAGACGATGTTGGCCACCAGTTCAAAGTCCAGGTAATCGCCCAAGTCGCGAAAGCTTTTCATCCCAGGGGCTAGGATGCTTGTGCCGCGCACTTGTTCCGGGTCGCGATGGAAAAAGCGGTGATAGACCACGTTGCGGTGGGCGCGCTTGATGGGCAGATTCTGGAAGTCCGAAGACGTCAGACGCAACATCACGCCATCGTCCGGGTTGGCAATCCAGCAACTCACCGGCTGGCCACGGTCGCCCAGCACAACGCCTTCGCGGATATTGGAATCGCCTACCAAATCGATAGGCGTCCGCAAACGCTGGGGGTGGATGCGTTGCAAAGCCGTGAAGAAGGTCCGGCCAGGTTCATCAACCTTCACCTGCAAGTTGATGAACTCGCCATGGATGAGGATGGAGCGGAAATTGACAAACTGGATATCCGCAAACGAGCAGCAACTGCACGCATCGGCCTCACGGCTCCAGAGCTTCCAGGCCCATTCCGCACTGGCGGAGAAAGCGTCCGATTCTTCATCGGTGATACCAAGCCGCTTCATGTTGGGCTTGGCCTGCGGGCGAAGTCCGGTCCCGATGACGTTGACCCCCATGGACTCCACGGTGCCGGCGGCATAGGGATCATTCGCCACCAGGTCATCGGCTCTGTCTTGGGTGAGCTTGCGCTCGCTGGATTCGGAGTAACGCGAGTGGCGGAGCGGATTCCAAGATGACAAGGTGCCTTTACGGCTTCCGGAATCACGACGCACCGGCATGGTGGCGGCAACCTCAAGGCCGCGCTCCGCCAGCATCATGCCCGCGCGCGCCTTCAAGCGGTTGAGCCCGGCCTGCGGGCTCACAAAGGCGATGGCGCGGTCTATGAAATTCGCGGCGGTCATCTGCGTACCCGCCCAGGAACGACGCGCGGACCACCAGCCTTGGAAAGGGCCAGCTTTTCGCGATTGAGATATTCAAGGGTTTTCTGAATGGAGGGGAGATCGGCATTGGTAAAATGCGTGTCACCCATTTGGTAGGACTGCCCGGAGGCGACCTTGATTAAGGCCGTCTTGAAAGCCGCGATTTGCGTATCAAGTTCTGCGAGGGTCCAAATACTCATGGCCGCATTGTTAGCGCGGCCATAGAGTCTACGTCGTGGACGTGGTGGACAGGGTGGACGGGGTGGACAGAAAGTAAGGTTTAAGCGAAAAACTTACCTTGTGAATGCAGCTCAAGACCTAAGGGAGCAGCCTCATGATCTCTTCATCTGAAAGCGCAGTGTGCAAAGAACAAACATTGTAAATGACACCATTTTTCGCAAATCGAAGCCTCGTAATCCTTTCCACTTCAATAAATTCACCGTTGAGCTTGGGCACAGAGAAAGATTCCATGTCGCTCGGGATGAAATTCCGGTGGAATTCACATTCCTTAATATCACAAGCCCGTTCTGTTTCTACACACATAGCCCCTCCGTAAATTAGCTATATTCACTATTTTTCAGCTCGGCAATGCTTCTTGTCCCGCTTCTTGCGCTTACCCCGCGGAGCGATGGGCTCGGGTTCGTCCACGTCGCACACGCTGCGCAGGTAGGCCTCCACGCCAAGTTCCGTGACCCGCTTGGATGTACCAATACGGTAGACCTGTCCAAGCTTCCCGCTGTCCGCAAGATTATGAAACGTCTGCTTGCAGATATTCAGGCGCTTGCAGACGGCGCTATAGTCCAACAAATTCGGACGTGCATGGGGCAAGGAATCGATATGGGGCATGGCTATCTCCTTCCCATCCAACTGGGGAGCTTTCTGCCGCCGGATGCGGACGTTGATTCTGATTTTCTCGGAAGCTCTCTCGCTACCGCCAATTCCTCTGGCCGGGGTCTGTATTTGATTCGTCGCACGTCGGCGGCTATCAGGTTGTAAACACTGCAGTCCCATCCATGGTTGTCCTTGTGGTCTGGGCAAACCCACAGGCCATTTTCCTCGTATTCAACCGTCATCATGCGCGCCCAGTGCTCCGTGCAGTTGGAGAGCAGGTGCCAAGCGCCGGGGTCGGCAGGGTTGATTTCGAGGAGTGAGGACAAACGATTTTTGAAATAGTTCACGTCTGCGCGCAGCAGCTGCAAGCCGCCGGGGATCTGCTTCTTCTTGCCTTTGTGGGTGGGGTAGTAGTCCAACTGGCTGAAGTCGAAGGGCTGACGCATTTTCTGCTCGCCCTTGAAGGGAAAAACCCGGCCGCGATGACGGCGGGCCCAATCGTACACGTCGCTGGTCCGGTGCCCCTGCGAGTCGATGACTGCCAGCTCCACGAAATAGATATTCCCCTCAGCATCGGTAATCGGCTCTTCCCAGAGTACCGTATCGAGAGCATCGAATGTGGTCACATAGCCCGCGCGCACCTGCCAGGATTCCTGCTCGACGCCATAGCCCCAGGCGCGGATTTCATACCACCAGCCGTTATCCTGGGTATCCGCGCTGGCTGTGATTCCGGCGATGCGGCCGCCGAAAGGGACAACGCCCTCCGGCCGTTCATCGCGCAGGGCGAGCACGACATCATGCTTGCGGGGCTGGGTGTAGTCGAACCAAGGCTCGGCCTTGTGGGCGTTCATGAAGTCGCGCATGGCTGTCTTATCCACGAGCCCCTTGAGAAAAGCGGCGGCCACAGCGGAAAGAGACACGAAAGAGGAAAGCCAGCTGGGAACATGGAAGCCGACCTTTTGCCACCGGCGGCTGTTCAAGCTGGCCGAGATCTCACATCCTGAATTGTCGCGCCATTCTCCCAACCGCACAGCCTTGTCGCGCTGGGAGTCATCCCAGTGCCCATCGCAATGTTCGCACTGGTACCAGGCCAAGTGCTCGGCCTCGATGGTCTCAGGGTCGCGCTGGTCCTCAGGCCATTTGATCTGGTCGAAGCACATGAGCTGCCAACAGCCGCACAGAGGACAGCGCACCCAGTATTTAAAAACAACCTGGGCCTCTTTCTGGAGAGCCTGCCAGATGGGCCCGGACTCGACCGTGGGCGTGCTGAGCATCCATGTTTTGCGATCCCAGCGGAAAGTGATGGTGCGCTTCTTGGCCAGACTGATCGGGTCCGTTTCGCGCTTTCCCGCGGGCGGGTACTTGTCGACCTCATCAAGCACCAGCCGGCCGATGGGCTTATTGGCCAGCCGCGATGCGGAACCGGCCCAGGCCATATAGATAGGCATGTGCTGCAGATTGATCTGCAGGCTGGCAACGTCATCCTGCACGCCCGTGAGATATTGGCGCAGAGCGGGAGAGCTCTCGATCATGGGCTGGATGCGGGCCTTGCTGTTGTCGCGCGCGGTCTGCTCATCCGGATAGACGAACATGGTCGGCGCCGGATCCCGGTCTATGGCGTAGCCGATGCAGTTGTTGACGGCCTCGCTCATGCCGACCTGCGGGGCCTTGCAGATGATGACGGTGCGCACGGACGGGTGCCAGCTGGCATCCATTATCCCGGCAAGATACGGCGTCACATCATTGCGCCAGCGGCCGGGCAGGCTCGACATCGTGACGATACGATGCTTCTCGGTCCATTCGCTGCAGGGGATGCGCCGGCGTGTGCGCAGGATCTTACGCTCGGATCCGGACAGGCGGAATTCATAACGCTCAGGCATCCATGCGGGCCGCTGGCTGGCGGGCAAGGTGAACACCATGGCGTTTGTCGCCGGTGCTTGGGCAAGCTGTCCCTGAGCGATCACGGCTGCACCTCGCGGCCGTATTTATCCAGACCCTGGACCAAGTCGCACGACACGAAGCCGTCCGTACCGCCGACCATGATGCGCCATTGGCCATCAAAGCAGCGAATCGGATCGCTCAAGGCATAGGTCTTGGAGCAGCCAAAGGACATCTTGCGGCTATGCGGATTGGGCCATACGCGCACAGGCTGCCCCTTGCGCAGGTCCGGCTTGTCGCTCTCGACGTTGAACAGGCTGGAATACTCTAAGAGCGCAGCGGCCACGATGCCGGCCAGACCTTCGCGGTCGAAGAACATGGCGCCAGTCTCACCAGGTGCCGCCTGCACCCAGCGGCCCGAGGTGATGCTTCCCTGGCGGACACGCACCAGCCCCGCGCCCGCGTCGGGATGATCCCACAGCATGGCGTCAAAGAGTTCAAGCTTCACGGTGTTGCCTTGAAACTTGAGCAAAATCGATTCCGATTTCTTGCGTGATTCTGCCATGTTTTTTCAGGCAACCAAGTTGCCAGCCTCCGAATCATTTTCTTCTGCGCGGTTTTCCTCCGCTATCTCAGCCGCCTCTTCTTCCTCGACGAACACCAGGACCAAGCTTTCGGCGCCGGCATAATCCGAGAGCAGACGCTCAAGTTTTCCCATCAGCTCGCGCAAGAGGTCGGCGGCCTTGCGCGGGTCTCCAGAAACCAGATGCACCCAGCTGTTGACGTTGGACTGGACAAGATGCTTGAGCCCGCTCTTCAGCATCACAGCCCTTGCAGCAAGATCCTGGGATACCTGCTCGCGCGGTATCAGCTTGCCTTCCTGCTCCAAAGTCTTGAGCCGCAGTATCTGTGCTTCCTGCTCAGCCTTATCCGCCCGTGCGGTCAGGAAGCGCCGCTGCTGATCCGCCGTGTCCTGATCGGCGCGCTTGCCTGTGTCCGCGCGCTTCAAAAATGACTTTGCATACTTGAGCGCAGCGGCCTCAGAGAACTCACCGTGCTCAGGACGAATTTTCCCGTCATCCTTGTGGCGATTGATCGTGCTTTTCGTGACCAGGTAGCCCTGCTCATTCAAAAAGCGGCGCACGGCCTCAAGAGACGAAAAGCTCTGCTCACCCAT